GTCGGAAGTTTTGTTAGTTGTGTCATAATGGTTTGTTATTATTTAACCCAGTTAGGCAATGAAAGAATATGAATTTTATTATCAGTTGTATAGCCGTGAAAATTATTAGTTTCCTTGCATTTTTTTAGCGTTTCAATATCGGCTAAATATTCCTGTCGGCCGCGTTCTATTGCTTCGGGGTCAAGTTCATAAAGTTCAACATTAAACGGCGCTTCTTTTTCAACAGCTATAAATATAAACCGTTCAGCCTTTGTTAGGTCCATATAAAACGCGGCTTGAACGTGATAGCGATAATTCCAAACAGATTTAGCAAATTCGCCCGGTGCTGAATTAGTTGTTGTTTTAAGGTCAATGCAAACGTTATACTTTGTGTTTAAGAAATCTACTTTGCACTTTGCGTCAAGGTCTGCGATTTTACCAAAAATAGGTATTTCCGCTTGGCCTTGTTCTAATAATAAGGCCGCCTTCGGATGTGCTAAAACAGCATTTCTAATGTTTAGGGCTAATTCGTAATCTTTAAGCGATACAAATAATTCTTTGCCTTCGGATTCAGCAATAAATGATTCATAAATCAATTTACCTTCTTTAGTGCGGCGGTCGCATTCAGGCATAACGGCGTAATTATCCTGATTAAATACAACGCTATGAACTAAACTACCTAAGTTCATAGCTGAAGTTGGCGCTTGTTTTTCGCCTTCAATATAGGCTTTATAATGCGCGGGTGACTTATGTACTAAGTCTAATAATGATTTACTGATGTACTCAGTTTTACGGTGATACTCTTGGTTTGTCATAAATTTTAAAAATATTTTATTAAATAATAGCACAAATTTAAAAAAGGTTTTTAACTTTGCAACACAATTGAACCAAAAAAATAAAAAATATTATGAAAACATTTGAACAGCTATCTATTAAATGCGACAATTTAGGCATTAGTATTTCGGAACTTTGCAGGCGCGCCGAAGTAGGGCGGCAAACGCTTGAATATTGGTCAAAGGTAGAACCGCAAACATTGATTATTTATTTTAAACTTATGAATGCTTTAAACCAAATAGAAAATGAACACAATACAGCTACGGCCATATCAATCGAAAAGCGTAAGCGACATAAGAGAGAGTTATAAAAGCGGTAACAAAAAAGTTCTATTTGTGTTACCAACGGGCGGCGGCAAAACAGAAACGTTCATTTTTATGGCAATGGAAGCAGTTAGCAAAGGTAAACGCGTTTATTTCTTAGTGCATAAAAAAAACCTTGTTAATCAGATTTCTGAACGTTGCAAAAGATACGGATTAAGGCACGGTTTTATAGCGGGCAACAGGCCAAAACAGTATTATTTACCAGCGCAAGTTTGCAGCGTTCAAAGTTTAAAAAATAGGCTTAATGAAGTTCCGCAACCTGATTTATTGATTATAGATGAAGCGCACCACGCCAACGCGGGAACGTGGAAAGACATTTTAGATTTCTACAAAGATTCTGTTTATGTTTTGGGCGTTACTGCTACACCGTGGCGCGGCGATGGTCAAGGATTAGGCGATGTTTTTTCAGATTTAGTTTTAGGGCCGTTACCCGCTGAATTAGTGCAAATGGGAAATTTAGTGATGCCTGAATATTATAACTTCAAACCATTAGCGGACTTTACTAAGATTAAGAAGGATAAAAACGGCGAATACAAAGCTGATGACCTATTTAAAGAAATGGATAAACCAGCTATAACAGGCAATGCAGTTGAAGAGTATAAACGTTTGGCACCGGGTGAACCTGCGATTTATAGCTGCGTAAATATTAAGCATGCTGATAACGTTGCATCGGCATTCAATGAAGCAGGATTTAAAGCGGTTTCTATAAATGGAAACTTTCATGAAAGCGAAGTTAAAGAAATTATATCGCAATTCGCGAATCGCGATATTCAGATATTAACGTTTTGCGATTTGATTTCTGAAGGCACAGATATACCAGCAGTATCAGTTGTTGGCATGTTACGCCGCACAATGTCGCTTAGTTTATATTTACAGATTGTAGGGCGCGGACTTAGACCGATGGAAGGCAAAGAACGCTGTTTAATACTTGACCACGTAGGCAATCAAAAACTACACGGACACCCACTTATGACACGGGAATGGACATTGGAAGGCGTACAAAAGAAAAAACGCGATACAGATACATTACAAACTGAATATGCCGACTGTACAGAATGCTTTAGAACTTATGAAAAAACACACGCTGCATGTCCTTATTGTGGTTTTGTTGAACCTGTAAAGGTTAGCGAAATTGAACAGGTTGCAGGCGTTGCCGTAAAAGATGAAACTACATTGGATGAACTATTGAAAGTTAAACGTACTGAGCAGGCAAAAAGCCGAACACTTGAAGATTTATGGCAGTTAAAAATTCAGCGCGGCCATAAAGATAAATGGGTTTATTTTGTATTTGAAAGCCGGGTATTAAAAGACAAAGGTTCTATTGAATACATAAACAATAAACACGGATTGAACGCTATAAACCGCGATGATTTAAAAGCTGCTGTAATGCGTAAATGGTATGAATTTTATAAAACTAAAAAACATTGATATGCTTAAAGACATAATTTTATTTACAGCACTTATAGCTGCTGTTATTTACGCTGGCAGTAAACCCCAACCCAAAGTTATCGTAAAAACCATTTACATAACTCGCGACACTTGCGATACTGACAGCGATTTTATAAATGCCATTGGCGAAATTGAAACGCAAAATACCGACAGCTTAATAGGTGATAGCGGCCGCGCTTATGGTAGGTATCAGATGCATGCGGTTTGTGTTAAAGGTTCGGGCCTTGAAAACCTACTAAATTACCAGCATAAAGACATGTTTGATTCAGTTAAAGCTGAACGCGTATTTTGGGCGGTTATGGGTATCAATTGCCATGTGTACGCGCAAAAGTACGGCAAATATCCTAATTATGGCGAATTAGCGCGAATGTGGAACGGTGGACCGAATGGGTATCAATATGAAAGCACATTAAATTACCTTAAAAAATTTGAACAATGCCACGCAAAAAATTAACAGATTACGAAATACTTTTAGAAATTTTTAGGCGGGTTTATGCAGTTAGCGAACCGCCCGCAGATTTCGATGAACTTGTAGCGAATGCCGAACTTAACGAACACGGCCAAAAAGATATTAAGTTTATGAATTACGAATGTGAGGACAAAGTAATGCAAGATATTTTTAACGAAACAATGGCAAAGTATAAAATTAAAGGATATAGACTTAAACAGTTTTCATTTAGTTTTTGGCTTGGCTGTTCACCTAAATCAAAAAAATCATGAGTTTAGATGTAAGTTTATATCGGATAAAATATGCCAGCTATGATATGGTTAATTTTTATGAAGAAAAAGAAGAAATTTACCACGATAACATAACACACAATTTAAATGTAATGGCTGAACAAGCTGGCATTTACAAAGCATTGTGGCGGCCATATCAACTGCATAAAGATTATGTACATACTGAAGATTACAAAATAGAAATGGCATTTGAAGATTCAGTAACTATAATTGCAAGTGACATAATTGATATTATTGAACAAGGTTTAGATTTGCTAAAAAATAGACCTGATTATTTTAGTAAGTTCAATGCTGAAAATGGTTGGGGCAAATATGTAAACTTTGTGCCATTTGTTGAAAATTACCTAAACGCATTAAAACAATATCCTAATTCAATAGTAATAGTAGATAGATAACATGAAAGAGCAAGACTTATACAAGGCCCTTCAAGCTAAACACAGCAAACATGGCATTTTATTTCGCAATAATACGGGCACAGCATTTCAGGGTAAAAGGGCGGTAATAAACAGCCGCCCTATAATAATCGAACCGCGACAAATAACTTTTGGCTTATGCGTTGGAAGTTCTGATTTAATCGGATGGACTGAAAAAATTATAACTAAAGATATGGTAGGTAAAAAAATTGCTATATTTACAGCCCTCGAAGTTAAAAACCTAAGCGGTAAAGCTACAAAAGAACAAATTAATTTTATTAAACAAGTCAGAAAATCGGGCGGCATTGGTGATATTTTGCGCTGGGTAGATGAAGACTTTAAAGCAGATGAAATATGATAACAGTAGGCTCAGATTTTAGCGGTGTTGGTGCATTTAACCAAGCCTTAAAAAGATTAGGCATTGAATACAATGAAATATTTGCCTGCGATATGGACAAATACGCACGGCAAACATTTATTCACAACTATGGCGAACCCAAGTATTATCCAACAAACGTTTACGAACGTGAAATACCATTGGAATCATTAGACATTTATATGACCTCACCGCCTTGTCAAGCTTTTAGTTTAGCCGGGAAGCGATTAGGTAAAAATGACAAAAGAGGTATTTTGTTTTTTAATAGTTTAGAATTTATAGAAAAGAATAAACCACGTTTTTTTATCTTTGAAAATGTCAAAGGGCTGTTATCAGATGATGGCGGTAGAACTTTTTCTGAATGGGTTAATTTTTTAGGCGGTAAATCTGTCAACGGTGCGCCTGTTTTATTTCCTTATGCCGATGCAGTAGAATATCACTTGTATTGGAAAGTATTAAACGCAAAGCATCACGGTGTACCGCAAAATCGGGAACGTGTTTTTTTGATTGGCATTAGGGATGATAAAGATAATAATTTTAGCTTCCCGGCTGAAGAACATTTAACAAAAAAGCTGAAAGATGTACTTGAAAGTAAGGTAGATGAAAAGTATTTTTTGAGTAAGAAGATGGTTGATTATTTATCTACACGTTCTGATAATTTTAACAACGGCAAAATAAATTATAAAGATGAAAATGATTATGCATCTACTATAACAAAATCAAGTAGCAGTATTGATATTTCAGATAATATAATTAGAGTCTGCGGTGCCATACGCGGCAGAGGCGAAAACAATGAACAAACATTAGAATTAAATAATAATAATTATACTAATTCAATTACTACTGTTCAAAAGGATAATGTTATTGTACATAATTGCATAACTGAAGCAATAGGTAGGCAAGGTTCTTCAAGTGAATATATTGATTCTTGTAAAAAAGTTTATCAATCAACACATCAAATCCGCCGCTTAACACCTCGCGAATGCTTCCGACTTATGGATTTTCCCGATACTTTTACTTGGCCTGTTTCAGATTCACAAGCATATAAACAAGCTGGTAACTCAATTGTAGTTAATGTACTTTATAAAATATTAAAAAACTTAAACATATGACCAACGAAGCGGAAAACCTACTATCAGAACTTAAAGATGAAGCATTAAAGATGGATGCTTATATTAAAGACGATACTAAGCGCCAAAATTATAGGCAACTTAAAGAGCGGCAACTTTTGACGCTGCAAAATATCATTATAGCACTTGAAGAAAAAGAACAAAGTTTTTTTGAAAAACAAATTACGTTCCCGCATTCAAAAGACTTAGAACAGGTTATTTTAGGTGCTATATTAGTAGATAATAACGCCCGGGATAAAGTTAATTTTTTAAGCCCTGAACACTTTTATTTTGATAATCACAAACTAATTTTTGAACTTTGCCAATCAGTTGAAGTAGTAGATATTATAACCGTGGCTGAAAAATTAAAATACCGTTGCGGCGGACCTGCCTATTTAGCTGAATTAACTAACCGGGTAGCAAGTTCTGCAAATTTAGAATACCACGCAAGAATATTAATTCAAAAGCATGTTCAGCGCGAATTGATAAAAGTAGGCATAAATATGATAAATTCAATTATCGCTGATACCGAAGATGTTTTTGAAACGGTGCGCGGGCTTATGCAAAACATCAAAAAATTTAATGTAGGTAAACAAATAGTAAGACAATGAAACAAGACAAACCAATAGACTGGGAACAAAAACCCAAACAGAGTACAAAGAAACCTAAAGCGGAACGGCCAGCAGCATCAGCGCCCGAAACCGACAAAAAAGGTTTTATAGGTGGATATTTTAGGCCGTTAGGATGGGGAATTGAAGATGGTCAAATGCTTTACTATTTCTACATTCGTTCAACAATGTCAATAGTAAAATATAAAGCTGTAACAATAAACAAGGCTAATTTATTGAGCATAGCGCCGCTTGAATTTTGGGTAACAAGTTTTCCAAATCGTGACAGTAGTAATTACGAAGTAACCACGGCTGCCGATTATCTTATAAATTTCTGTAATGCAATAGGTTTTTACAATACTGAAAACATACGCGGGCGCGGTGCATGGCAAGAAAAAAACGGCGTAGTATTTCATGCCGGGCAACAGTTGATACAAGATAAAAAGCGCTACAATTTAGGCGGTTTAGATACTAAATACAGCTATGTTTATAATAAGGCTATTGATATGCCAATTGAAGCGGCGCTGTTGCCTACTGAGGCGGGAATGATACCTAAGATGTTAAATAAATTAAATTGGCAAACAAAGGCCGATGCTATTTTATTATCGGGTTGGTTAGCATTGGCACCTATTTCGGGTATATTAAAATGGCGGCCTCACGTTTGGATAACAGGACCGCGCGGTAATGGTAAATCGTGGGTTTTGGAAAATATTATAAATGAAGTTATCGGTAACATTGCCGTTAGTGTACAGGGCACAGCGGCAACAGAACCAGCTGTAAGGCAAAAATTAAATAGCGATGCACTACCTGTAACAATAGATGAAGGCGAAGGTAATGATGAACGGGCGGCACAACGGATGCAGGAAATAATAGGATTAGCAAGGGCCGCAAGTAGTGAGAAAAGTCCTGCGATAGCAAAAGGCGGCAAAGATGGAAAGGCTATTGATTATTTTGTTAGAAGCTGTTTTTTATTTGTAAGCATAAACCCGCAGTTAGTAAATGATTCTGATAAACGCCGTTTTTGTGTTTTGGAACTAAAGAAATTACCCGACCCAAAACAATTTAACGAACTTGAAAAGCTAAAGAATAAAGTTATTACAGATGATTTTGGGCCACGTTTTCAGGCGCGAATGTTAAACTTAGCTGATAACATACAAAAAAGCATAAAGCTATTCACACACGCCGTATCGCTATTAACTGAGGATAGGGCAGTAGGTGACCAGTTCGGGGCGCTAATGGGTGGATGGTGGCATACGCTGCACGATGACGCGGTAACGCCCGAAGTAGCATTAGAAGAAGCAGCCGCGATTTTAGACATGCGCAAATATGAAGAAGACAAAGAAGACCTAACAGATGAACAAAGATGCTTACAGCAGATTTTAAGTCAGGAAATACGAATAGAAGCCGAAAACTACGTAGGCAATAAAACCATAGGTGAATTAGTAGAATTCGCATTTAATTACCAGCCATCGGTTAAGCCATCGCAGGCTGAAGCAAACGAACGTTTAATGCGTTTAGGTATTCGCGTTATTGGTGACGAACTTTTAATACTAAATACATCTGTTTATGTAAAAAAAGTTTTAAGCGGCACACCATGGCAAATATCATGGAATACTATTCTTTTAAGGCTTAAAGGCGCATCACGGCGAAGTAATACGCGTTTTGCTGCTGGAATGTCAGGGCGCTGCGTTTCAATAAATTTAAAAAATTTATAAAAATTTTTATAAAAATAGTTGCAAATATAAAAAAGGGTTGTATCTTCGTGTCAGGATTTAATTAAATGACAACAAAAATTATAAGATTATGACAACTCAAAATTCAGTATTGCCGTCTGACAAGGCGCAACAACTCATTAAAGACTACGGAAACAAAGGAGCAGACTTATTTTTGGTCGACATCCTTACAATTCTAATTTTCGACACTCAAAGTATATCTTCAGTAAAAGACTTAATTGACTATTACACCTTAGTGCAAAAAGAGCTAAGAAATGGTTCAGTATCCGTCTAAACTGCAATTTTTTAACAACAAAAAACTTCACACATGAAAACACTTAAAATCTACAACCGCTTAATTATTCAGGCGTACACTTCAAAAGAAATATCTGAAATGCTTTTAAATCTTTACATAGCATTAGCCGATAATGATATGCAAGATATAAAATCTATTATCGAACGCTTTGAGATTACCTACGAAGAAATAGAACAGATACAGACATTAACAAACAAATTATTAACTTCAGAATGACAGCAAAGGATAAAGCAGCGGAAATTATAGAGCGTTATAGTTTTGGTCGCTGGGAACAAATGAACGATGTTGAAAAATTGCACACTATAAATATCTGTTTAATGGTTGCCGATGAATTAGGCGATTGCGTTGTATCTAATTTAATAGTACACCATTTGACAGATGAACAAACAACGGTAATAATACAATATTACTATGATGTATTAAATGAAATTATTAACTTCAAAAACTTCTAAAAATGAAAACGACAATTCAAAAGTATTACCATGCGTTATTAGACCTACAAAAAATAGGTAAAATTCAAAACAGTACAAAATTTGCAAAAGATAAAAAAATAAGTGTAAGATTTATTTTAACTTGTGTAGAATTAGGTTTAGTAGAAAAAAGAAATAAATTTTATTATTGTAAGTTTAAAGAACCTAAAATTGAAATGGCTCAAGATATTATAAAAGTTATTAATGAAAAAAATAATATTTACTATTCTAAAACATTTATAAAGCCACAAATAGAACTTCCAACAATTGAAGAAATGATTAAAGCCTTAAAATCTGAAGGCTATAAAATTTTAAAACCAGTAACAGAATTTCAAGAACTTTAAAAAACAACAACACATGAAAACGACAGCAGAATTTAATTACGATGGTTTTACCATTACAGTAGTAGGTATTTATAATGAACCTGAACGCGGCAGCCGTGACCGTTGGGGCGCACCATTAGAACCCGATTGCGATGCGTGGTTTGAGATTGTTAGCACACACATAGATGACAAAGAATTTATTGATAATGATGAATTAGCTACGTTTTTAAAAACATCTGAATCACACATTGAAGAACTTTTAGATGAAGCCTTACAAGATGCTTACGATGCAGAATTAGAAGCATATCACGAAGCGCAAGCCGAATCATATTACGAAAATTTAAGATGTCAGTATTATGATTAAGGATGTAATAATATTTATTGTTTTGGCTGCTGCATGTTATAGTTTAATAGATTGCAGCCGCGAATACAAAGCGCCCGAAATGATAAAATATAACGGTGCTGATACTTTGAAAATAATGATACACAATGATTCGATAACAAGTATAAAAACTTTGAAATGACAGCAGTAGAATTTTTAATTGAGCAGATATGTGGAGAACATACAAATGCTTGGAAAGAAGAAATTGAACAAGCCCTCGAAATGGAAAAGCAGCAGATTGAAAAGATGTATAGTGAGGAAGAAGTAATAGACTTATTAGCAAAATTTAGAAGAGAGAATCGAGGTAAAGATTTCATTTCCTTTAAGGACATACAGGAATGGTTTGAACAATTTAAAAAATATAAATTATGAAACAGACAGCAGTAGAATGGTTGATAGATGAATTAAAAGATAATGGAATAGATTATCTTGATTTAGCTTATGAAATAATTGAACAAGCCCTCGAAATGGAAAAGCAGCAGATAATAGATGCTTATATTGAAGGTTATTCATCTAATTTAAATGCATCAGATTCAGAAAAATATTATAATGAAACCTACAAAAAACCTTAAAATCACCTTAGAAGATTATGACAGCACCTGTTCCGATGGGTGCTGCTATAATTACGGCACAATAACAACTATAAATGAGGTTGAACTTATATGTCATAATACAGATACCGAAAGCATTGTTAGGCAGATTTTAGAGCATTTAGGGTATAATGTAACTATTGAATACAAATGATATGACAGAACTAACAATTGAACAGGCAAACCAAATGCCTTACATAGATTGGGTAAAACATTTTAGGCCCGACTGGACAGATGAACAATGTGAGTTGTATCTATGGGAATATACTTGCTTTCCATTTGGATTTAAAGAAGTAATTAAACAGCTAAACGAACAACTTTTAAACAAACACACACATGAAAACAGCAATCTTAATTTTAACAGCGCTGCTATTATCAGCGGCAACATTCCCGGCACTAAAAAAACAGCCAAAACAAAACCACATTGAACGTTATATAAACCGCTTTTTAAAGACTGCAAAGCAAGAAGCGAAACTGTATAACATACCTGTAAGCATAACGCTGGCACAGGGCATTATAGAATCGAATGCAGGCCGTTCAAGTTTAGCCGTTAAACATAATAATCATTTTGGCGTAAAGTATCGCGGTAGGGGCAAATATGCGATTTATGCAGATGACACCCCGCGAGATAAATTTCAAGTGTATAAATCTGCATGGTGGTCATATCGCGACCATTCAAAGCTGCTAACATCTAAGCATTACAGGCACCTGACAAAGCTCAAAAGAACGGATTATAAAAGCTGGGCGCACGGTTTAAAAAAATGCGGATATGCAACCGAAAAAAAATATGCTCAAATACTTATAAGTGTCATTGAAAAATATGAACTTTGGCGCTATGATTTACAAGTTTTTTCACGATAAGATAGAAGGTCATGAATGGCTAATAGTTGAACATTTACCTTCAGGTAATTACAAAGCTATCTGTACCCGCGAAAATAGAATTTATAAATTAGGCGATGTAAAAACATTTTTTTTTGATGACTTTGAAATATGGTCAAAAGGTAAATTTAGGCCAAACAATCATTCTTTAACACTTAAAACAAAATACGATGGTAAACCGCGTTACGCTAATCGGTAGGATTGGCAAAGAACCAGAGCAAAAAACATTTGGCGAAAAAACGCTAACAAAATTTAGCTTTGCAACATCTGAAAGTAGCAAAGACAAAAACGGCGAATGGCAGGAAAAAACACAATGGCACAATGTCAGTTATTGGAATAACATTAAACTTGAAAAAGGCGATATGCTTTTTATTGAAGGTAAAATAGAATACCGGGAACATGAAGGTAAATACTATACTGATATTATTGCTTCATACGTACGTAAATTTAATTCAGGGCCTAAAGCGCAATCAGTAGAAGTTGAAGTTATTTCACAAAATAATGATACTGATTTGCCGTTTTAACTTGCAAAAATAAAATATTTATCTTATTTTTTCTTTGTTGTACTTGGTCTTTTAGTTTGGGCCGCCTGTTTTGAAGTTCAGGCGGTTTTTTTTTAAAAATAAGATATGTATTTAACGTTTGAACAAGCGATGCAGCTAATAAAACCTAACGGCGCTAAAAATCCTAACTATGCTGGTACCAGAATAAGACAGCTAATAAATTTTGGATATTTAACCGAAGCAAAACCCAATGAAATATTTGTAAAGCATTTCGAAGATTTTGTTTCTTTAGGCAATATAAAAACAGAATGCTTAGTAACTGCTGAATCAGTTTATAAATACATTCAGAATCGAAATGCAGCTAAAGAACAGTTAGGCAAAATACCAAAACAAAACAGGCACGTTAAAGCTGTATTTTCTAATGATACAATTATTAACTTTATGTCGGTCGATTCAGCGTGTTTATATTTTGGCATATCGCGGGTTAGAATTATGAATAGCATCAGTAAGAAAAAATTTATAAGAGTTCCTGAAATTGATGAATTAGTAAAATTTATATAATTATGTTTAACGAATTAGCAAAAGAAATACATGAAGGTAACGCCGCGCGCGGATTTTGGGAAGGTGAACGCAAATTAACCGAAGTTGTAATGCTTACTGTTTGCGAATTAGCCGAAGCAATAGAAGCGGACCGCGCTGGCAAATGGTGTACCGAAACAGATATTTTACAGTACAAAAATATCAGCACACCCGAACGTTTTAAAGAAAATATCAAAGACACGGTACAAGATGAAATAGCCGATGCGATTATAAGACTATTAGATTTTAGCCATAAGTTCAATATTGATTTAGATTTTCACATCAAAGCTAAATTAGATTATAATGCTTCAAGACCTTATAAACATGGAAAAACTTACTGATAGCATTGTTGAAGCCGTTATAGCGAAGTTTCAACAGCGTAGCGAAGTTGGTATTAACAAATATGGTAAAACGCTTGATAGAACCGATTTAAACTATAAAGACTGGTTAAATCACATTCAAGAAGAATTGATGGATGCTATTTTATATTGTGAGCGCTTACGCAAAGAATCGAAAACAGAATTTGAACGCGGCTATAAAGCGGCGGCCGAAGTTTATACTAAGTTATTAGAAGCTAAAGAAAACCTATGACACGTACAGAACAGCAAAGATTAAAAAAGATACTTGAATACAAAAAAGGCTATTTAGATGCTATGTTATGGATTCAAAATGAAGAACCTTACGATGATGAATTAGAATTAAGAATTGACATTTTTACACACAAAATTGAAGAACTTCAAAACAAACTAAAAGGACATGACGAATGAAGAAAAAAAAGCGGCACTAATTGCTAAAGTTGGTGAGCAGCGAGTAAACGAATTAACTCAAAACATTTGGCTTTTATTAGGCGCACTTAGCACGGCAAAATATGCTATTGCACAGTTTGAACCAAAGAAGCTAAAATTTGAAATGAAAAAACGTTTTATGGATTTGCATACATCTATAAATCTATTTGTTAATAATTTTGAAAAGGCGGCCACACCAACCGAACGCGACCTACTAAATGAAAGTACCTACGACAATGTAGCCGTTATTGCTGAACTAATTGCAATGGCTTCTACATTGCCCGAATCACAGTCAGAATGGTATTTAAACGAATGCAAAAAATTATTATTTTCAGCTTACAACAAATCACAAAATGAACTGTGTAGCGAAGGCGGTCAATAAATTGTTTCCTAATCAGGATTTAACAGAATTTTACGACCGTAAATTAGGCGTTGGTATGGGTGATATCCAGCGAATGATACCTATTGATTTATCTGTATGGCCTGTTTATTGCAACCATCATAAATGCTTAAATTTTGACCTAATAAGGCAGCTACCTAAAACCGAACATTTTATACCGTTATTTTTATTTAGTTCGGTTATGTCGGACCGATTTAAGCTACATTGTGAATTTGCCTTATGGGACCGTAACACGGTTGTAGTTAATGATATTGAACACGATGCTGATGAATATTTTAAACGTAACAAAGTAGTTCAAGTAGCAGCGCTAATTAAGTTTGAAACACACGAAATACTGATAGCTAAGAAATGAAAAACCGCTGCCCAAAAAGACAGCGGCCACACATGAAAACAACGAAAAAGCAAAAACACTATTTAGGCTCTGTATCTTTACCGGGCTTTTTTATTATATCCATTGGATTAGGTATAAAGCCTTTTATATAACCAACTATATTAACGCCTGTTGTTTGTGATACGTTTTCAAATATTGACTTTAGTTCAATACCGCAAACGAATAAAGCCACATAATAGGATAATGTAAATTCTAAATCAAGTGACCACGTAAAAGCCTGACTGGCAATAATCGCTAAACAGTAATCATTCATTTTGTTAATGGTTTTTCTAAAACCGCCCGATATAATTTTTTCGCCTTTTGCTTTAGCTTTACGAACACCTGTCATAAAATCTACTAAAAGCAAAAAACTAAGGCAAATAATTAGCGGCTTTAAAATGTTTAGCTGCTGTTTAATTTCGGGCAAAATCTGTGCAAAATAATTCAGCGAATCGGCGGTAATAGTTAGGGAATCCATTATGAGATTTTAATATAACGTGAAATAATAACCGCGGCGGGCGTACCTATGAAGATAAACCACCACGGCAGGGGAACAAATATAACAAAGAATGTAAATGTAAATAGCGAAACCCATGTACCAAAACAGATAGGGCAGGCGCCAAGCATTGACCACGGGTTATTTTTCATATTGTTTTCAACATCATTATAAAGTATTTCAACTTGCTGCAAATAGTCTTTATAAATAGTATCAGCTTCATTAGCTGTTTTGTTTTGCAATTGCTCGTTTAGTTCCTTATCGCGTTTTTGCTTCCAAGCGTTATAATTTGCCCACACACGGTTTTTTTCTTTGGCTTCAAAGTCTAAGTACAGTTTAGAAATAAACTTGCCGTAAGCGGAAAATATACGCCCTGTATAATATTCCCCCTGCACAGGCGAACCAATGCAATAATGCAAAAACTTAATTGCAAAGGCTGCAAAAATTGATAGTGTTATAAGGGATAGCATATTAGTCTATTGGCGGAAATGGTGGCGATGGTTTAGGTTTATATTCTATCAAAGGTAGTGTTTTTACCCATTGAAATTCAGGATTAACACAAAATTCTATCTCTTCAACTGAAATTATCCATTGGTCATTTACATCTTGTATTGGGTTAAAATAGCTGTCTTCATCATAAAGCTGACCGACTAAGCTATCTTTTTGCGATTCTGTTAAAAGTCCTACGTATGTCATACTTGTCTACCTAAAGTTGTGTTAAATGCCTGAACGGCTGTGTATAAATTACTTGCATCTGTATCTGTTAATCCGTCACCGATAGATGCAAATGCGCATTCTTTTGTAGTAAAATACTGTGCAATGCTTGATGCATTATTTGCTGCACCAATATAAATATTATTAGAAGGTCGAAAAGTTGCAGCAGTTAATGCATTAAATATTTTAACATTATTTCTAAAGCCATTTGTGACAAATGATGCTGTTCTATTGCCTATATAAAAAGCTGCTGAATTTGTATCTGCAACGCCTGCGATGTTACTTGTATTTGTTAAAAAATAACTAATATTTGCTGTTCGTGCTTCTATTATTGTGTATGCACCAGTATTATCAAAGCAACCAATCTCAACCTGAGTTAAATTAACATTTGTTCTACTGTAATAACTTAAATGGGTAGAATTTAATGTAAGATTTGTTGAAGGTGTTAAAAAAGTATTCGCATATCCATTAGTTCCATTAGGAAGCGCACCATTTGTACTATGTGTCCATCCACCATTAAACACTAAGCGAAAAGCAGCATTAGTATCAGCAGGATTTATTAAATTAAACTTATGCGTTGTAGCTGTGCCTCCCACGAAAGGATAAATCGCTTTAAATTTTTGCCAAATATTGTTAGCCTTTAGTGATAGTACTAAGGTATTGACAGCACTTTTTTGCGTGTTATCTGTCAAGCCTGCTGCCGTAATGAATGCCTGCGCATCGGGGTCATAAGCAGCACCAAAAACGTAAGGATTTATTATCATCTTGTTCCGATTAAAGTAATTTTAAGACCAGTTGCAGTACCATTCCCAATTTGGTCAATGTCAATTGTTATTTCGCTGTCGTCTGTTAGGGCAGATGTTGTTATCGTTGCAGGTGTTGCAGCAGTAACAGATGTTTTTTCTGTATTGTCAATGGTCAATTTAGTACCTAAAACAGAACTACCGCCTTGGTTTATGTCAACCGTGAATATAGAACCGCTTGCTTGTGCCGTTGTCAAACTTGCGCGAACACTTGTCAATGTCATTGCGTGTGGCATTCTAAAAGTTACCTTTGCCGTTCCAGTTGTTAGTGCTGTAGTTTCATCCGATGCAGCGAGTTGTATCTCTACAGCCTGTCTTGTATCGTTTTGAACGTGTAGTAAAATATGTCCATCGGTTGCGCTTTTTTTAGCAACATATCCAATCACAACTATGTAATTAGGTGATGCAGGTTTAACATTTGTAATTGCACCCGGTGTTGTTGTACTTAGATACAAAATATCACCTTCAGTAAATGCGTTTGTGTTTAACCCGTGAATTATTCCGTTAATCGCCACAAAGCCATTTGAACTATCTGCGATGTCTTCAGCAACAATACCAAAAGCTGTCTCGCTATTTGATACGCTATCAGCTTGTGCTAAGTTTATACCAACAAATCCACCTGCAACACCCACAACACGAACAACGCTGCCCTTACTAATCAAAGAACCGCTTGTATTACGTGCCTTAACTACTAATTGCTGACCAAGTTTATTTTTTAAACCGCCCTGCAAACCTAAATCTAAAGTACCATCTGTGCTATTCCAAGCCAATTCACCAACCCCAACAGAATGTGCTGCTGCTGTGTCAAAGTCTAAGTAATCCAAGTCTATAATTCCAGCATTTGCTGAATTACCAAAACCTAAAACACTTGCTAAGTCTTGTGAACCGCCGCCACCACTAACTACAAAAAAAAAATCTGTACTTAACAATTGGGCTAAGTCTGCACAATCACCCGAAAAAGCAATTGGTGCAGCAGGTACTACTTCTGTATTTTGAACTGTTGCAGGGTCTATATATTCAACGCTGCCATTGTCTTGAACAACTTTAACGCTGCCGTTTACGTTACATTCAATTTCTACGATGTCAGGGCTAAGACTGTTAATGAAATCGCCCGAAGTCGAATCATAAATAGCTACATTGCCGTTTGCGAGTTTTACTATGTCTATCATAATTATAAGTTTATTTGATTATTTGATAATCCTACTTTAGTACTAAATTCAATGCAATCATATTCGATGCCGTCAACTTCAATTTTAACTACTTCACCGTTAGGGTCAATTATCTGGCCAGTATATGTGTAGTTTTCGTTTAAGTTTGTCATTGTAAAAATAACTGTTTCACCATCTAAAACATCAATGCTGTAATAAATAGAAATACTACCAAAACTAAGCTGCAAAACCCAAACGCCTTCTGTTAGCGAATCTGCAACAATACCCGTATCAAATACAGCATCACAACTGTTAAGACAGCCCAAAATTAACGTATTTTCACAACAATTACAACAAGCCATATATATAAAATTAAATATTTTCTAAAAAAGGGGGTATTGATTCCAACCCCCTACTAATTGCCCCAAGGTAGCGAAAATGGCGGCATAGTGAATCTTAACATATCGCAAACGGCTTACATTTTTCTGTAAGGCTAAAATCATATCTTAATTCAAAATCAATACTAACTATTTGCATTAAACTTTGCAATGTCTTTGCATCTTTGCCTGTTTCAGCTGAATATACTACCCAAGGCAATATTTCATTTGATACAGGAAACAAACGCGGGTTAACTATTGCGTATTGCCATTGTACGCCCTTAAAATTCGCACCATACAGCGCAAACTTAACCGAATCTAATAACATACGCGGGTCAGCGCATAAGTTCCAAAAAACTAATTTAAATGGAACACGCACATCCAATTCGATACCACAACTTCCGCGCTTAGTATTCGCGGCTTTTCTTGTTTCCGAAACAATACCATTAGTACGGATATAATAGCCCGCTCCCGAGGTGTCTGTGATGCCAACATAGTTTCTTGTGCCATTTTGCGTAACATTTAAAGTAACAACCTGCCCCGCAGTATCTTTTACAGCTATGCCATTACCGTTAACGTTTACATTTACGGCTGCCATTGCAGTATCAATTTGCTTAATTAGTTCGGTTATTATGTTTTGTGTTACGTACATTATAGTAAATCTATTTCTTCTAAAATTGCTAATAGTTCATTTCGTGCTGCGGTTTCGCCTAATTCGCGTTCTGTTTCTGATACGGTTGAAATATCTTTTGCAAAACGTTCTTCTTGAAATTCCATTATATTTGCCATTTCATCATTAGTATAAGTTATGGCACTAACGCTGGCATTTTCAGTAACTTTAATACTTTGAAACAATGAACCGCTAAAATTTAAATCTACTGTGCCCGATTGGCGGCCTGTTAAATCTCTTAGTTCTTTATAACCTTGTGTTAAATACTTTGTTTTATGCGGATTGCCATTTTTAAAAACACTTTGGCCGTTTTTACCTTGCGGCTTTATACCGCTTGCTGATACTGTTGTAAGGCTTAACGGATTTATATAAAACGGATTAACACTATAAGTACCTATTGCACCGCCTGATGTATCTAAACCGTTAAAAAATATCCTTTGCTTATATTCTGCAATGACTTGAAACGCGGCAGCCTGTGAAATTCTACGGGCCGTGTTTTCATCATTTACAACCTGTGCAAGTATTTCTAAGCGTTCAGATATTGTCATTAGCCAGGAAACATTGGGTACATTCTCAATCTTGGTTCACATCTATAACAAAAGCGGTCAGTTTCTAACAGCTGAATAATATTATCAATTTCATTATCTAAGGCTTCAATGCTGGCATTTTCCCACTCACCTATTTTAACATTTGCCCACTCGTTACCGTGCGTTTTGATTAAGTTTAAACGGTTGTTAGGTGAAACCCATTCTTTAAGAATTTGCACACCTGTTTGATACAGAATTGTCATGCCTAAACGGTCCAAAAACTGACAGATAATATCAGTATCTACACAATCAACACGTACACACGCGCCTAAATAACCCGAAGCCGAAGCGCTTACACCGTTCCAACCTTCAACATTTAGCACCATATCGCCGCAAGGCTTACAATTAGATGCAGCATTACAAGTGTACAAATAAGGCGCTACATTTGTAGTATCAATAGTAATTAAAATTACATCTTCATTAAAAAACTTTTTAACAAATATGTGCATTTCCGTATCTGCAAAAACAGTAACAGCCTGACTAAATAATATATTGCCTGCATAATCAGTTACATAAATTGTTGAACTTGCATTAACTGTACTTTTAAAACGTACCGAATCTACAAAAATACGGCTTTGTGGGCTACTAATCCATTTCTTTGATACTTTGATGCCGCGGTTAGCAGCAACGGGTATATCTGAAACATTACTAACCTGACAAACAGAATATAAACTGCCAATGCTATTTAGCTTTATACCACGCGCATTTAAAACAGCCTTTAAGCGCTTTTCTACTATATCAGCAGCAAAATACATCTTTTCGCGAACAGTTGCCGTTGCTGATACTAAAGCCTCACTACTAACCGCCGCGACATTATTTATAGTTAAACCCTCAAGGTTTTCTAAATAATAACCACTTGTCGGAACTGTACCTTCAGGATAACAGCCGTTCAATGATATGATATAATTATCTAAGCAATTAGGTGTATTAAGATTCAGCATCTATTTGTTTTTTACGACCGCGTTTTTTTGGCTTTTCAGTTTCAATTATTTCTTCGGCTTCAACGGCTTCAATGGTTTCGGCTTCGATGGTTTCGGATTGTTGTACATTTTCTTCTATTTTAATTACAGATAATAAACCTTCTGAATAATAAATATCTTTAGGAAAATCATTTTGCTTTACGGCCTTTTCAACGGCCTTGTTTATCTTTTCGCTTCCTATTGTTTTCTTTTGTGTTGTATAGTCGAATAAGTAAACAACATCTTCGTTATCGGTACGCTGTACATTTATAGCGCCGTAATATTTGCGAATTATTGTTAATGCTTGTGCTATTTTTTTTGAATAGTTAACCATGTGTTTTATATTTTAAAAAGGGGCGGTTTCCCGCCCCCGAATCATTAAAACTAAATTGTACCGTTGAAAGTATCGTTACATGCAACGCTATCAGTAATGATAAGCTGTGCAGCACCTGTGTTAGTACTTGTAGTGTAGAAATTGCTATAAGTTCCATAAACATTTGATTCACCTAAAATTTGTGCATTAGGTGCACCGTCAAATGAATTTGAATCTAAAACCCAGTCAAGGTTAGTAAGTGTCGCACCTGTTGAAGGTGTTGAAGCACTATAAACATTGTAAAGTGTTTCAGTAGAAACTGTAAGCGCAACATCTGTAGTTGTGGCAGAAACAATAACAACCGATGTTACAGTAGCATTAGTTAAAACATAGATTGTTAATGCTGTTCCATCCCAACCACCTGCAACTGTGTAAATAGAACCTACACTTGCAAGTGCAGCCTGTGCAGCAGCTACAAAACCATTAGCACCACCTGAAGTTCCTGTATCAAAAGTACCGCCTACACTAAATGGTAAGCCGTTAATTTGAATAGCAATAGCATCAGTTACATCAACTTCAATACCTTCAAATTGCTCAACTTCAACTTCTCTTGAGTAGAACAAAGCACTACATGCTACATCGCAAGCATCAGCAGATTCGCAGAACGTTGCATCAGTTGCATTAGGCGCACCAGCAACACCGCAAGCTGGTTCAATATCGCAATATCCAGTATCAGCACAAACAACTTCATATTTGAATACGTCAAGAACGCCATCAAACAAACAGTCATTAACTGCCCAACATTTAGGCATACCAACTACGGCCCAATTAGTAGCGAATTGAATGTATAGTTCGATTTCATCATTACACTTAACGTATGACATAACTACATCATGCTCAATACCCAGCCATGGGTCAACAACAGTAGTGCGCATTTGGTCTTCAAAATCATAAGTGAATTGACCTTTGTTCTTTGCGTAAGTAACAAGTTGAAGCGCACCCGGTGCCATTGCGATAATGTCGCTTGTGTTACCTAATGCAGCTGGCAAATTAGTATCGTAGTAAATTGAACGTGTAATGTCAAGCAATGAAGCGTCAAAACCGTTATCATTACCGCTTGCAATTGCGCGCGCTTTACGGTATTGGTCAAGTAAAGTACCACCAATAAGAATCAATTGTTGTTCAATTTCAGCTTGTTTGCGGTCGCTATCTAAGATAGATTCACCAACAGGATTGATACCTAAACCACTTGAAAGGAACAAAGGCAAAGACTTAGAAGTAACAGCAGGGTCAGCACAATCGCATTTAACGAATGAACCGATAAAACCGTTATTAGCTACAACAGTAGAAACTTCTTTACCTAAACGGTTAATGTGGTTTCTAAGAACTTCATTAACATAGCTGTTTTGATAATCGGCGCGGCTTTCTTTGATACAACGAATCAGTTCATCATCAATCTTAATTTTCTGAGAAACTGTTTTGTTAGTAATTTCAATTTCATCATAAAGCGGCTTAACTACATCGCCATCAGTAGGGCAATATTCAAGTGAAGTAGCGTTAGATTCAGAAAGACGCGGGAAAAAACGGCGCGATACTTTGTATACTTTACCGTTACCTTGCTCAACGGCTTGAACGTTGCCAAGTTTTACCTGAGATGCTGACTTATTAGCAGCAGAAACAAGCAATTGCAAAAGACCGATGTTTGGAGATGGCATAGAACGCATGCCGCTATTATTATTTAGCGATATGTCTATAATTTTCCACGCATCAGCGAGTTTTATAGTTGACATTTATTGTAATTTAATAATATAAAAAATTGTTTTTGTTTTGGCATTTTCCACGCTGCCGTGCGTTCTGTTTTTTTTCTGTGCCTTAGCACCTTATTTTGTGAGAGGTCGTTACTGCAAAGATAAGATGTTTTAAAATAAATAATTTTATAAATTTTTTATAGAATATTTTGCACTAAAAAAGGCAGCCCTTACGAACTGCCATGACAAACTTTTAACCAAACTTACAAACTATATTAGTCCATTATCTTGCATGTATTTTAATCTCGCTGGATGAATACCGCTTTTTGTTTTTTCATCAATTTCAAAACTTTTTGTTTGACCGCCGTTAGATTGTTTTTCAAAATTGTATTCAGCTGCAATAATTTCAAATAGCGTTTCATACTTTAAATTTTCCGTTGGCTTAGATGGATGTTTTACACGGTTACCATCTTTATTAACCCATATGTTAGAATCTGAATCAATTTCAAAATCGAAACCGCGCTCACGTATTTCAGCTTCTAAAATCGCGCGCATTTCTTTAGGTGCTAAACGTGCATTTTTTACAGATTCAACAAGCGAACCGCGCACCTTATCTATTTGCTGATTCTTAATATAGCTTTGAAATTTACCTTGTTCTTCTTTAATAGCCTGTTGCATTAGCATTTCTTTTTCATTCAGCTTTGCATTGGCTAATTCAAGCTGTTGCGTCAATTGCTGCAACTTTTGCGCATCAGCCGAAGTGTATTCTTGCTTTAGTTTTTCCAACGTTTCTAATTGGCTATTCTTTAAATCAGAAACAATAGTTTTAAACCTATCTTTTTTATCTATTGCTTCATATTTTTTTAGGTCAATAGCAAAAGCATCGGCTATTTGTTTTTCTGTTTTCGCATAAGCAGCGCCAAACAGTTCAGCGCTTTTAGCTTCTTCAATCTGTTTGCCTAAACGTTCTTGTACAGTACGTTCAATTTTAGATACATAACCCGTTACGGCTTCATCTAATGTAATTTCGTTTGATTCTAATTTTGAAATCAGTTCGGGTTCAATACCAAGTTTTTCTACAAATTTGTCAAGCATTTTCACGTGTGTTTATGTTAAAAAATAAATTAGTAAATTCTTCAAATGATATACTTAACGGCAATTCAAAACCGCTTTTTAAAATAACTTTTGTAAATTCATCGCCATTTTCCCATTCTGATTTATAGAACGTGGCAACTTCATCGAGGTCAATATAACAATAGTCTTCAAGTTCAATAATCAAATCATTTTCATTATCTGACTTTAGATGTTCATCTATTTGTTTTTTGATTTTTGCCGCTGCTTTATAGTCTTCAATTTTAACAGCTTCATCAAAATCATTTTGAAGTTCCTCAAGTGTTAGCGGTTCTTCATTATATTCAAGTTGAATAACAAATTTATAAAACCTTGCCATATTATCTACGTTTATTTGCGCAGCCGCAGCCGCGCTTTGGTGGTGTAACTGTTCTTTGAATTGGTTGCGCTGGTTCTGATACGTGAATAGTACCAAGGTAGTTATAATTACCTGTTTGCTGTTCGGTGTACCATTGCGCGGGCGTGAATTGATATTCAGTACCGTTTGTTTTATGCTTTGCTTTTATTACTAACATGCTATAATTCTATTAGTGTAAAGTTAATTAACTGATTAGGCTGAAATATTTTGATAGCTTCAAACCAACGCGCATCGGGCACTACCATACAACCAGCTGACCAATTATCTACAAAACTGCCAATGCCGCCACGATGTAAGTTTATGCCATACCAGCCTTTTGTTTTGGTTGTCTTATCTAAGTTTCTGTCTTTGTTGCCATCGCGATAAATTTCAATAGCACCCGCCTGATAAAAATAAGGCGCACCTAACCATAAAGAAGACCACGTGCCCGAAGTGACAAACTTATGTGAACCGATAACTTGCTGTTCAGCTGCAACGGCCGCACCTGTAATGCCGCCAACAGTCAAAGGATTAAAAATATAAAAATCGCCGGGCGTTGTACTACATGGCATAATCATATCAGCCACGCGGTTATTAAACCTTACAACATAATCGGCAAACTTATTATCAAATGTTTGGTCTGTGCGAATCCAAACTAAATCATTTACAGGCTTAACCCATCCGCGAATGTTCATCTCTGCATCAATCCATTGCTTTGCACCTGTAAGTGTCAATGGCCCAACTATGCCATCAATTGCACCGCTATAATAATTGCGGTCTTTAAGTAGTTTTTGAAAGTTTTTCATGTGTTATTTTTTAATATAGTTTTGCGACCTTACCGGGTAAGCGATATGCCTACAATTATAACCGCCGCGATTTTGGCAAAAGTTTTCGGGCGTTGTATCGGGTATCATACCTGTACCGTTATTATCAGCCCAATTTATTTCATCTTGCAAATCTTCAAATAATATCAATCCTAATTTACCGTTTTTTGTTTCACTAACCCACCGTTCACATTGCGCGCGGCTATCTTTAACAATAGAACCAACGTATAACAAAGCATCCATCTTATAAGACTTTCGCACCGCTTCATTAACTACACCATCATATTGTAATAACGCGTCACGTGAGGCCTGCAAACTAATTCTTTTTAATACGCCTTGTCGCGCTTCAGTTGTTGTTAATTGACCTGCAATTGAAGTTACAACATCGGTAAGGCTGCTACCTTGGTTAACTGCAATTAGCAATTCATTTTTAAGCGGGTTTATTAGATTTACATTTAATCCTTGACCTTGCATCGCCGCAACTACATTATTAACAGCATAGCGCTTAAATGGGTTTAAAAAACTTTTTGTTATATCAATGCCGTTTAATTCTTGTTGTGCAAGTTGTGTATTGGCGCCAATTTCGTCAAAGTTTTCTAAGAAACCCGATACCATTACATTATAACCAGCCTTTTCTAAAAATCTATTAACAGCAGTTTTAAATGAACTTAAACGCGCTAAATTTTCTTTAGACCTTACTAAATTGCCCGATGTTGTTCTAAACTTATTTATCCAATCAACGACCTGTTTTACAAATTTCGGTTCTACTTTATCAAACCGCTTTTGTAAAATTTCTAATGCTTTGTCGTTAATTCGTTCGGGTTTATTGAAATCCATTAGTTATTATCTTCATCATTATCTGAATCATCCGAATTATCTGAATTATTAAATTCATCCATATTAACTTCAGGAATTACATTACTTGCAACAGCATCAAAACGCGGTGCTAACTTTGCATCAATAGCATTTTTAATAGCTGTGTAATCATTATTCATAATATCAAAGCCTTCATCGTAATACAATTCAGTAACAGCATCAAAAACAAATTGAGCGCTAATTGCATCCTTTTCTGTTATTTGGCCCGATGCTAACAAATTTACACGTTCATCTACCGTATAAAGATAAGCGCTGTTATACATTGCGCAAATTGTAGCTATTTGGCGCGCTATTGCATCAGAATTATAACGGCGGTCAACATAGCTAATATAACTTTCGTAACGTATAGCAGTTGGTAAACCTTTTTGAGATAGTGCAAATTCTGCCATTAGTTCTGTTTCTGTTTTCAAGTCAAAACTGATAGGCGGGTTAACCATAATTGCGCTTTCAGTATCCATAAACACAATGGCCTGAATGATACGCAAAACATCCTTATAACGCGCATAAACATCATCTGATATTTTACCAACTTCAATATATTCTGGTTCGCGGTCTAATTCTTTAGCAACGCCCGATTGTGCAGCTTTAAGCGAACGGTTTATATTTAACACTTGTTCCGCTTTGCCTAATGCCTCGGTTGCTACTTTGTTAGTTTCTTGAATAGTGCTAACATCAGGGCTATAATAGCGTATCGGTTCAACTTGCTGTTTATCAGCATCGCCAAACTTTGAAGTTGTAGGGTTTAAGTTATACGCTGCCAGCGGTGTAATGCTTAACGTTTTACCGTGACCGCTACATGTTTTACAAGTTATGCTGTTATCGTAATTATTTGGGTCAGGTACGCGGCCCACACCATTACAACTGTTACAATCAACCCCTTCAACAAATTTAATAGGGAAGCATGTCGCAAGCATAACCGATTTATGCTGATTGTCAAAAATAGCAGCATCGTTAAGATATGGTATTGCAGGGCTAAAATCAGACTTATAAATTTTAAACGTATTGCCATAAGTATCATATTTAGGAACAACGCGACCGCCTAAAGTTACCCACGGCATAATACCGCTGTTGTGTTCATAGATAACTTCAAACATTGTTTTATCACCATAGGCGCGGGCCTGTGCATAAAACATATCGGTAACAATGTGATAGTATAGCGGATTTTCAATACCTAATGTAGCATATTTATTTTTTGATATGCCTTTATATATTAGAAGTCTGTATTCAGGGTCATTAAAAACAATCCTATCAGACTGTATTACTTTCATATCTACATTAACGCGCACGTTATCGGTTTCAATACCTTCGCCTTTAGGTTCGATAAGTAAAACGGCGTTAGGGTCCAATACGCGATTAGGAATAAAAACAGAAAATACAAATGACTGTAAAGTATTTTCGCCAAACTTTTCATTTTCGGCAAATTGCTGCATGTCCATATTTTCAAACCTAACAGAATGCTTTGCAGAACTTAGAAGCCTATGCAGTTCGGTTATTGCCTTAACAAGCGGCGATTCTGTTTTAGGCTGATACGTATTTTTACGATAGTTTAATATCTGTTCATCTTCATTTGGGAATGCCTTATCCAACGCGGGCGGCACTTCACCGTAGAAGTGAGGCTTTATGCTTTCATAAATACGCTTCCAATCCGCTTTAAATGGGTGTACAGGCGGGTTTAGTATTGTAGCATTTACAGTATTTAAAAATTCGTAAAACTGTTCTATGTTCATTCTATTTGATTTTAAATAGGGCGGCTACATTATATAACCGCCCTTATAAATACTATGGTGTAATTGTAATTACAAGTGAACCAGTTACGCCCGAAGCATCATTAGCTGTTGCGATAACAGTAACAAGGCCCGGTGCAGTAGCAGTAAGCAAACCACCACCGCTAATAGTTGCCGTACCTGTGCCGTTAACAACCGACCATGTAACAGTAGCATCAGTAGCATTCAATGGTAGGATAGCAGCAAGCATTTGTAAAGTATTGCCATCAGCAACAGTTGTTACGTTACCTGTACCTGTTACAACAATTGAAGTTACCCAACAAACATTATAAGGTAGTGTTAACAAGAAGTCTAATGACAATTGGCTAAATGTACCTAACTGTTCATTGTATCTGAATTCAACGGTCCAGTATGCATCATCTTCATCAGTTTCTGCAATCTGATAAAAAGGTCTAACAGTTACGTTTGAATACCAACCTAAGAAGCGACCATCGCAAGTTACAAAACCAAATTCATAACCAGCAGCTTTAGCAGGGTTAGATAAGAAATTGTAAAGCGCATCAATAGTAAATGTTAGGTCATTTTCAGCGTCAGTTAGTGATACAACACGCGACTGTTTTACTACCTCCTCCTGTCCGCAGCTACCGCGTTTCTTAGTAGTAAATTCAGGTGCAGGCAAACCACCGCTAATACGTGAACCGTTAACGCGGCCAAAAACGTTTTTATCAGCTATTGCAGTTTCCCATTCAGTAGAATCTGTAATATCGGCAAATTCGTAGTTACATTTTTTTGCAAACCAACCAGCAATACCACCTGAATATACAGTTGAATCGCAAGGGTCACAAAGGTAGTTAGGGGCATTATCCTCATCTATGCAAGGCGGGCAAACGCCAAACGCGCCCAAAAACCCATTTATAAAAGAAATATTCATGTTTTTTGTTTTTAAAATATTTGTAAATGAATTACGACCTCATCTACATTGTTTGTTATCTAATCGACATCTTTTGTCAAAAGACAAATCTAACAAAAACATTCGGTTATCATCAGGCTTTGAATCATATCTAAAGTTTTGATATTGCACCGCGTCAACAGTTACGTAATTGCCTCTCACAGCTTGTTGTAGTAACTTAATGTAAAACGGTGGCACAGCGCCCGAAATAATGCCGTAATTTTCTGTTATATCTTTACTAATAACTACATTTCTGTCATTTTCTGTTATCGCTTCAGTATCGCCAAAGAACTCAACAGTTCCAAAGATACGAAGCGAATTGTAAAACGGCGTATTGTTAGAACCTAAATAGTTAGTCAATGTTCCGTAAAAATTACCGTTGCAATCATAGTTTGCATAAGTACTATAAATTAGTGAAGTGTCGTTTAAGTTGCCGCAGCCTTCAATCTTTTTATAGTATTCTGTATAAAGCCTTTTATCTATTTCAGGTTCTAATGTTATCTGATTTATTTTGTAGTAGTCAATGTACAATCTAAAGCAATCTAAATCAGCAGGAAATAAACCCGTATTAACAAACCACGTTTGAATGCTGCCTGTTGCAAGGCTTTGACCTACGTGGTAACTATCTGAAAAATCATCTATAAATTCTGATACTAAGTTACCGCAACAATCATATAAGCTAACTACAACATAATGCGATGTACTTGTACTTGTTTGAAAGCCTGCTACCAAAACGCTATTAGGCTGATTGTAATTATCAGTAACTTGCGTTTGAAATGGTATAATATCGCCCTCAACATACGGAATATAAAACGGCAAATCAGAACCGCATAAATTACAGTTCCATGCATCAGTTTCGTTTTGCATAAAATTAGGCGGCAAAACAGGGCAGGCATACCGAATCGGTACAGGCTGCCTAAATGAATATGTCCTACTAATTTCGGGCGTATATGAAACAGGATAATTTACTAACATATATTCGCAAAGATACAAATAAAAATTAAATTAAAAAATTTTATCCTAAATCGCTACATTTATAGTTATTGTCAAAAGTTACAATAGGTATTAAACTTGGCGCAGGTATTGGAACTGACATTAAAATTTCGTGTCTTATTGTGTGCGGCCCTGTACCCGGGTCAAAGTCAGCATCAACTATAAACCTATAATAAGCTATTGGAATTGTATCGCTAATCTTTATAGCAGTTACTATATTTCCCGCGTAACTTAAAACGCCAATGGGGCTATTTGCATTATCTACAAAGTTATTTTGAACAATATTTAAACCGCCTACATAATCGGGGTGCGCTAATATTTCAGCTATTACCGCCGTTGGATTACCTGTTATAGTCCACAAAGGTAAAACGCCAACAGTTCTATAAGTTGATGTGCTTGTAAGCGCAACTAAGCCGATAGGGCAATAATCGGGTACTTGCTGATATGCAATACCTGTTACCCAATAACGCTGCCCTTGCGTTAATTGCTGCACGTTTATTTTAAAAATAGCTTCATTAGATGGTGCAAAAGATGCGTCAACATCAGCAAGTTTAGCACTTGTTAATTGTTGCATTTGCACTACAATTGGCGCCCAGCTTGATTCTTCTTCAATTGCATTATTATTAGTATCGCCTGTTTCGCTTGCAGGGTAAATAGTAGCTATGAAATTTATCGAACCTGAAAATGATGGGTCTTTTTCTACTTGTGCTATTATTTGGTCAGCATCGCAAATGTCAATTATTTCAGTTTTGATGCCTAAAATATAATCAGCTAAATCATAAAACTTAATGCTTACTAAGTTAGGCGAAATTGCATCATTTTCAAAAACATCAACATCTAATTTTTGTACAAAATCTATTTGCGTTAATTGAGTTATGCCTGCAATTGTAGTCACCTGATTTAGACTAACAGTCCACGTTATTTCAGTTGATGTACCCGCGTATTCTTCAGCTATTCTAAAAATGCAATCTAAAACTAAATCTGTTGCATCATTGGTTACTATTGTCATATCAGCCGTTGTAATTGGCGGCGCTGCTGGTATAAAACCCTGCACTTGGTTAACAACGCCCGGCACATTTGTAAGTTTGCAAATAATGCCTGCTACACTACCATCGAAAGTACCTACTAAACCAATAGCATTCAGCGCGGTTACATAGCTTGCTTTATCAATTGCTAAACGTGCCTTAATACGTTGGTGCGGTGCAATGGTTAATTCGTTACCGCTATATTCTGTATTGTACGTGCTAATATAACCTGTAATAGTTGGTATTGCAGGCGGCGTGTATGTTGCAAGTAACAGCGGGCTTAGATGTGATGTTACATATTCATGATTAACGTTGTCATGAATGTTTACTACTATATAATATTGTCCGTTTACTTGAAGCTGTGTTCCATCAATAATAAATTGTACTTCTATATCATCGGCAGTTGGTACATTTTCAAACCAATCAGAAGGCGAATAAATAGCGCCGTTTAGTTGACCGCTGCCCGGTGTAGCTTGTGGTATTACAGCATCAGATAATTGCAAGTCAGTAACAAAATCAGCCGTATTTGTTGCGGCATCTATTCTAAAAAGCAAAATTCTAACATCTGTAATAGCAGGATTTGCAACTGAACCGTTGTATGCTTCGCCCCTTAATAATATTCTAACTGAATTATCTTCACCTACTGCTAACTGATTACTTGCTATTGTAAAAATTGCGTTTGGTGGTGTTGTAGTATTTGGTTGTGCTGCTGTTGCTGTTACATTAGTTAGTAATGGCAAACTTGCTGCTGTTTGTGATGCGGAACTAATTTCAAGTTCTTTAATATATCGCATAAATAAACTATATCCACCATAATCAGAATTGTACCAACGTGCTTCAACAAGAATGTTTAAAAAATTACCACCTGCTGGTGTAGTTGCATTAGCTGAAAAACTTGTCGAATCAAATATTCTGCAAGCTAAACTTAAATTTTTTGTTTGGTTGTAAACAACTTGACCTGTATTATTAGGTACACCTAAAGCACTTGACGCTAAAAATCTATTTACATTTGAATTTGATGAATTGCCAAAAATAAAATTAGTAGTGTCATTTGTTACGTAAAACTCAAATACTACTGTTGCTTCATCATAAGGCGCGGCATTGCTATACATTTCACAATAGATATTTTGCAACGTTGGAATAGGAACGTTTAAAACAGCTTGTTGTGGCGTGGTGCTTAATGGGTTTAATGTTTCATATCCAAAATCAAAAGCATTTATAGGATTAGATAATACATAAAGCCCCGGGTTAAATCTTAGCTGTTTATTTAAAAAGCTATTAGCGCCCGAACTGTTAATAGTAAATGTAAGCCGAACTTTTATGCCTATTGCCAACCCTTCAACAGGCACGGCGGGAATAGTCGCAGCCGTAAAAGTTGCAATGTTATATAAAACATTTCCGCTGCTGTCGATGCATTCTAATTGTATATTATCGTAAGTATAAGACATTAAATTAAGCCTTGAATAGTTAATGAATTATTATTTGTATCGTATGTTATCTCAGTAATTTGAACTTGCCCTTGCGGCGTTGTAACATATTTGTCAATATCTAAAGAAGTAAGTAAATCACAATCCGCTGTAATTGATATATTAACTTTGCGCGTTTTTACAGATGTTAAACGTGGGTCATCAATGTAAAATAGTTTTTGATAGGCGGTGTCGTAACTTTGCCCGCTTGAATCTACTATTGGATTTTCTTTAATATGCCATTTATAGTTATATAATTTTTTACCATTAGACATTAAAATAACATCGGGTATTGCGACACCTCTACGCAAATCAACATTTGTTATATCAGCACCTGCAACTAACTTTAAATTTATAAGTTTAGGATATGTCAAAACACCTTTACTTATAAACATCGCAGCTGTATTTTCAGCATCTTGCGCCAATGGGTAAAACGTAGTATAAAATGGTTTATCAATTGGGTTAACATCAGGCGCCGCCCAATCATCGCGAAACTGAGCAGCACCATAAAGTAATTTTTTACTAAATAATCCTGACTGCTGCGGATTGTTTGAAGTATTCCAATCTATAACGCGATTAACCCATTTATTTCTAACTTCATCGCCTGAATTATCAACACCATCTAAGCTATATTCATATTCTGCATAACTTGCAGGGCGTTCGGGTAATGACTCAAAGCAAATAGATAATAATTGGTTAGGCTGCAAATTATCAGTATTAAACCATTCAACGCCTGCAAAATAATCTTTGCGTTCAATTTGTAATACGCCATTTACAACGCGCCATTCTATATTAAGCTGTTTAAGTTGGTCTAAAAATTGAATGCCATTAAGATTAACCCAATTATCTCTCCAACCTTGTGTATATGATTCCCATGGATAAGCCCTAATACCGGGCACGTATGAAGCATCTAATCTAACAGTATTGTGATAATAACCGCCTACATCAAACAATGAACTTTGATAACCAATTCTACACAACTGACATAAGTTTTTGAATGAACTATCTAAAAAAGGTGTAATATGTCTTCGACCGCACCCAACAATTAAATCAGTTAAATCTTCAAATATGTTTTGGCCATTACCAGATATTATATTGCCTAATTGTAATAAAGCAAATATTGGTGCACCAACTATAAAAACAAATATGCCCAAAATCATTATAGCTTCTTGTATAGCTGCTGGCTTTGGGTCATTGCAATAATACATAAATGGTGCAAATCTAAATGTATCATAACCTAAAGTAGAAAATGGATTTGGTTCGGTGGTATTTCTTTCACTCCACGGAAAATGCTCTTTCAAACATCTGATAGCTTCAGCATCTACACTATTATCTACTACCGTAACTTGTGCCTCGCATGTTGGGAACGTACACCAACGTACAGAACCGCCCTCAATTTTGCCCGTGAATAATAAGCGGTCCGAACCATCAGCATTTAAACAGCAAGTATCGTAAATCAATACTTCAATGCCTGCTATATTTGGATTTGGCGCGTTTATTATTTGCTGTTTGATATATTCGTAGGTATCGCCTACTACTGTTAATTCAGGGGCAAATGAAAATGCCGAATCGCCCGCTTCATCTTTGCGGCGAAATACAAAACTTGCTGATTCAGTACCGTTGAAGTTATCTAAGTCCTGAGGTATGCCATCAAAAAATATTAGTAAGCCGTTCATTTAAGTATTGAATATGTTAACGCCCCCAAAGATACACTAATAAACGCGTAAGTTGTTATTTTCCACGCTTTTTTAAGACGCGTTTGTTTTTTCAATTGCTTTGCATAGTCATTGCAGATAATATTACCGCGTTCATAACTTTGAATCATTTCATCTTTAATTCTAAGCATGTCGCTTTGCATATTATAATTATCATTTAGCGTTTTTTTAAGCCTTTCTGACTGATATAATAGACTATCACAATCAACGGCCCTATTAACACATTCGCCGTATGCAATTTTATAGGCATCTAAACTATCAAAACGTGCTGCGATATATTCAGCATAATCGCGGCTTATAAAAAAACCGTTATCGACTTTTGTAATCTGACATGAGGCGGCTAATGAGCAAAGTGTCAGAAGCATTATCGTAATTAACAATCGGTACTTTAATAATCTTAATTCTTGATAGGTCATATCTAAACTGTTTTATTTGTTTGTCTAATGTAGTCTGCATCGTGTCTATATGCGCTTGCAAGCTATCTGATTTTGTCACAAATTTAGCATATATTTGTGACAAACTGTCACGGGTTTGTTGTTCATTTTTTTGTATCTGTTTCTGTAATTTATTTGAATTGTCAATAAAAATATAAAGCAATACAGATACTAAAATGATAACAGTTATAATTAAGTATTTCATTTCTTTACTAAGTTTAAAGCAATAGCAACCGCCTGTTCTTGCGGTTTACCTTCAGCTATCAAAGTTCTAATGTTTCTTTGAATGCATTTGTTATCGCCGGGTAAGCATTTGATTAGTGGCATAGCATTATAATGTTTAAATGTTTATACAAAATTATGTTATTTTGACCAATTACGCGAGAAGTTTTTACGCGCCTGTCTTTGTTCTACAATTCTAAATATACCGTTAGCATTCGCGCTAACTGTTGTTTTAGGCATGTACTTTGGCAGTTCGGTTAAAACATTTTCAATACGTTCTAATCTGTTTTCTAAGCCGCCGTATGTTTGAGCCACGTTTACAAAGATAGACTTTTGCCCTAATTCATTACTTAGTGAAACATTATCGCCAAACGCACCTAAAGCGTTTTTAATGCCGCCCTGCTGATATGCTTTAGAAAATGTATTAAGTACATCCGCTGGTATTCTGTTATTGTGTACGGCGCTTAAAACATCCCAATATTTATTATTTGTATCGGTTGTAATTACGCGTTCACCCTCGTTTAGCATTGCTGGTATTGTATCGCGGCCTGCTTTATTGTTGCCGCGTTCTAAGTATTCAACACCCTTATAAAACGCGTTACCAGCTGCTACACGCGCTTGTGCTAAACCAGCAATAAGTGACGCAAGTGTTAATGCAATTGTAACAGGCGCAGCCGCTCCACCTTCGGCCGCCGCTTTTGAAATAGCAATTGCCGCGTTAATAGCTAACTGTACTTGTGCTATTGTTTTTTCACGTTCAACCGCGCGCGCCCTTTCATTTTCTAAATTTTCTAAACGTTCTTTTTCAATTTCTAATTGACGGGCGTTGTAATCTTCACTATTAGCGCGAATTTCATCTAATGCCGATTTGCTTTTATCTATTGCTTTGTCAAGTCCGCTAATGTAGGCTTGCACTTGCGCGTTAAGAACTGAAAATACAGAATCGGAAACGCCCGTAATTAAAGAAGCTGTTTGTTCTATTAGTTCTTTTTGCTTTTCGGTTAAACCTTTAAGTTTTTCAGTAGTATCAGCTGATTTATTATCTAATTCAACTAATTTTAAATTTACTTCTGAAATTTGCTTATCAATATCAGATACTAATTTTTCATCGCCCGTTGCTACTGCTAAAG